TGTATTCCAGTATTAAAGGTAAAAGGACGTTTTATTACTTCAGAAGTAGGACCATGTTGTATCATCTCTACTTCATAGTAGTCTATATAAATAAAATTATCATCACCTAAAGATACTTCAGCAAATTCATATACTATATCTTCTATAGTGAGATTAGTACCATCAAAACCAAATGAAATAAGAGTATCATAAGCCAAAGCAAATAATACACTATCATCTACTGGAGAGACTTTCTGAGATAATATTTGTTTTGGTTCTGTAGAATTAAGTATAGTTCTAAAGCTGGCTAATCCAAGAGGTTTCATAATAAATGTACCTTTTGGAGTACCAATAGAGGAGGCATATTTGCCTCCTTCCTGACAGTCTTTAGCTATTTTATAAAGAGTTCCTGCTATAGAGTTTGTTTGGGCTTCCCTTAATAACAGGCTGTAATCAGCTCCTTTAACTCTACAATATCTGTAGGCTAGATTATTAAGGGAACGAGGTACTGCATAGGCTTCGTTTATAGGAGAAGTCTGGGTATCATATTTCTTTTTGTACTCATGCCCAAATAAACCCATTAATCATCAGTCTCCAATTTAACATCTGGAGCATATTTATCCATGTACTGTTTATGAGCACCAGCGTAAGTAGTAGTATCTAATTCCTGTAAACCAAATGCTTTACGAAGATTATTAATATATACAATAGAGTTACCACCATTGAGAGCATAGTAACCTGCTCCAATACCTTCTGCAGACTCTATAGTAGTAAATGGTACAATAGCAAATTCTTTAGCTAATGATAATGCACTGGCTTTCTCTGCATTAACAATAGAGGCTTTAGCAGTTCTAATCTGCATACCCATTTCACCATGTATGTTGAAGTTTTCACCTTCATAGCATTCTTCATCATTAGGTATAATGTCTTTGGTTTTAGCTAATTCAGAAAGAGTCTGAGCCTTAATTAGAGGTATCTTCTGTTTTTCCTGCTCTAACTGTGCTTTAGCAATTTCCAGATTAGTACGTTTTATCTCAAGATCTACCTTAGCTATTTCAAGTTCTAACTTGAGTTTCTCCAAGTCAATGTTAGCTTTATCTTTTTCAATACGGAGTTTTTCAGCTTCTAGATAAGGTTGGTCCTGAGATAAAGTAAACTGAGTAGCAAACTGTAGAACATACTGAATAGCCTGCATATATACCTGAGCATAGTTAGCTCCAGTAATACGACCTTTCTTATGTTCATCTTGAATATGTAATTCTACAGACTGCATAAGCCTATCAAATGCACCTTTACCAGATAGTGAATTTACTGTTAAATCATCTATGGTTTTAGGTAATATAGTCTTAATAGGAGTTTTATCCAGTGTTAAGTCTACAGTTGTATCAGTCATTTAGTCCTCCACTAAAGCATTAGCAGAATCATTCAAAGATTTAACCTTACGCATGTGTTTCCACTTTTCATCTTCTTTCCAGTCTTTCTCTGTAGGCTGGTCTAAGTAGGTAATATTAAATCTGTTAGTCCATACCTGTTTTGGTTCTCTGATAATCTTATCTGCAGGCTGGGTATTGGATTCCAATGTCATGAACTTTTCTGACTTTAACAAGTCAATCATACACTGTTCCAGGAAAATAGGTTTATTCAGTGCAATAGCCTTTTTGAGAGATACTACTTCATTAGAAATCTGTCTAAATACATGAGGCTGTTTCTGAATATAAGGGTCTAAAGAGTTCACCTGAACATGCACTAAAGCCATTCTATTCTTATTGGTAAACTGTTTCTTAATCTTAGGAGCTAAGAGTTTTTCAGCTTCCTCAATCTTCTCAAGTAATACATCATCTGATGTAGACTTAGTAAATCTGATATGTAATTCTTTGGCTTTTGCTCTGAGTTCTTCAGTAGAAATTTCGCCTGAGTCTTTTGTAGTTGCCATAAAAATAAATCCTTCTAAAAAAGCCCCTAGAGACTAGGGGCAGGGTTACAAGTTAAGTAGGTAAAATATTATGCCACAGCAAGAGTGTGAATGCAGCACAGTCTTTCAGGTCTTAAAATCATAGTGCCATACCACCACTGAATAGACCAGAAACCGTGACGACCATAAGGGTCATGATGTGCATCTGCTGTTTCTGCACCTGGCATCTTCTGGATAATTTCAAAGTTGTGCTTTGCACCATTAGAACGGAAACCAATAGAAACAAAGGATTCATCATCAATAATCAGAAGAGGGAATACAGTATACTTAGTACCGTTATTAATGTAGGTATCATCTACAGTAGTAACGTCCTGACCATCTACAGTTGTAGTGGTAGAAGCTGCACCACCAGCATTTTCCCAACGGAGCATTTCTTTAACTTCTACAAAGCGGAAGTCAAGAATCTTACCGATTTCACCTGGTACGGTGTTACCACCTGCTGCATACTGTTCTACAGGAATAAATGCTGGTCTGTTATGGAAATCCAACATCTGCATGAGAGTAGCTCTCAGCTCAGTAGGAACATATACAGTCCAACCACCTGCTACAGTACGGGTATCAGTATTCTGAGAACCAGTAAACATCTTATAGTGTTTCTTAACATTGTTCTCTACAAGTTCTCTAGCGAGCTTGATAAGACCTTTATAAGAAATAACACTATTAGTTGCTGTACCATCTAATTCAGAGTTCTGAGTAGCAGTACCAGGATATACGTTAAGACCTGCACCATTGATAAGGTCAATCTGCATAGCATCTTCAACGATTTCATTAGCACCTCTCATAGCTTCTCTGTGCAAGTGCTGCAACAGGTCAGTCTGTGAGTCAAACTGCAGAGCATCTTTGGTAAATTCAAAGAAGAAACCTACATTCTGGATAGTACCTTCAATCATGGTTCTAGTGAAACCAACACGGTTATATCTACCACCATTCTCACCCAGTAATGGGAGCTTACCCTGAATAGTAGAAATATCCTTGGAAGAACCATACATGTTACCACCAGCGTAGTAAACACCATTAGCATCAATACCCTGGTCGTTGATATTTCTATCATCTAACATTGGGTGCCATACATACTGAACCAAGTATTTACCATTGTTAGGTGCAAGGTTACGTACAGTACCTAACTTCTGGAATACCTGCTCTTTAGCTACTTCAATGAGAGAATCTCTAATGAGCCAATCTTTGAAGTACTGAGACTTCATAGTACCAGTATCAGTAACATTACCAGTACCATAATTAATATAACCCCTAGAAGGGTCTACTACAGTAGAAGCAGTTCTACCACCATTACCAAACTGGTGACCATAAGAAATAGTACCACCAGCACCATCAGAATAACCTGTCTGACCTTTAATATATTCAGGCATTTAAATCTCCTAAAACTTCATAATATCTTTAATATTAATTTTATTAAACTCTTCATCAGAGCATCTTAATGGGTCGTACAAACTCCTAGAAGTTTTACCTCCTTGGTTTCTAACAGGTGCTACCTGTTGTTTTCTATTCTGTACTACCTGTTGCTGTCTCTGATATTCCTGCTGTTGTGCAACCTGAGGGTTGTAAACAGGCTGTTGTGGTACATAAGGAGGAGCATACTGAGGTTGATTTTCTACTGATTGCTGAGGTTGCTGTGCAGGTTGATTAAACATTCCTGCATTATACATAGCTTGACCTATAACATCTAAAGCTTGAAAATCATTCATACCAGCAATAGCTGGGTTATTAACAATTCTTGCTCTTTCCAATTCAGAGTACACCATGTCGAATTTACCACTCTCTACCAGAGAATCCATAATCATGAGATTCTGAGGTGATTTAGTAAATTCAGCTTTAGATGCAGCATCTAGTTTTTCTAAAGCATCAGATACTTTATTAAATGTTCCCTTCTCTTTAAGCTGGTCTATAGCATTTAGAAATTCATATCTGCTAGGGTCAATCTTATAGTCTGTAGGAACATATTCCTTAGGAGCTACCTCTTCACCAAATTCATTCTGCTGGGGAATCAGGGTATTAACGTCTATATTCTTTTCTTTGATAAGTTTAGCTAAAGCCTGAGGGTTACCATTGAATAAGTCTATAGCAAAATTAAGCCTATCTCCCAGCATACCCTGGTCATCGAGAGTACGCATTTCCATAAGTTTTGGTTTTAAAGCCTGAAGCTTTTTAGTGTAATCCACTCCTTTCTGCATTAATGAAATAATTTCATCAGCATTATGTACCTGAAATTCTCTTCCACTAGCTTTAAAAGGGGCAGTAACTCTATCATATAAATCTTTATAAACCAGACTAGGATCTACATTCTGTACCTGTTGTGCATTATCCACTGGTTGCTCCTGCTGCGGAGTCTCTTGATACTGCGTATCCTGTGCATCTGTAGTCTCATTGGTTGGTTCCTGAGAAGAATTAAATGAATTAAGATAAGACTGCTCATTCAAAGCATTCTGATAAACTGACCCTGAACTATTAATAGAAGCTTCTTTGTTAAAAGCTTCTACTTCTTCTGGGTGCTGTTGTGCGTACTCATCAATAGATTTCTCTACATTTTCCCAGGGAGTACTGCTAAATACTTCATCTGACACACTAGCCATTGTCTTTCTCTCCTAACGCTTCATATGTTTCAGGATTCTTTAATTGCTCTTCAGCATATGTACCTAAATTAAGTACGTCCTGCATAAATTGTTTAAAGTAAAAGATAGCCTTCAGCTTATCAGAACGCTCTTTTTCCTGTCGTTCATTGGCTGCCTGAGTCAATAAGTAGCCTAAAGCCTGTACCTGTTTTTCACCATAATGGGTTTGAAAAACCAGCTTAAAATCATCATTTTCCATGAGATTTTCTAAGGCTTTTTTTACTCTTACTTGCTCATTAGCTTGTTCGATAGTAAAAATCATTATTTCTTATCCTTACGTTTATTTAGTTGTTGCTTGGTTTTCTCTTTTTCAATCAGATAATCCATGTATTTTTCCTGCATAGATTTATCTGCCTGTGCTTTAGCTTGTTGAGACATGAGTTCCAAATCCTGATTATGCTTAATTCCATTAACATCATTGAGATAATCAAGATTAAGTTTCTGAGCCATAGACTGATTGTATTCAGCTTTAGCCTGTTCACTTCTAATCTTACTCATGAGTTCCTGAGGTTTTAACTGCATATCAAGTTGTGTACCATAAATCTCACTTTGAGCCTTAGCACCACTAAGCTCAGTATCAGCACCAAGTTTCTGTACTTCAGCTTGTAGCTTATTAATCTGACTCTGTAGTAATTCAATCTGCATTTCCTGCATTTTCTGCTGCATTGGGTCTGGTGGTGGAGGAGTAAATCTAGCTACTCTTTCAGCCAGTTCAGGCATCTTACGTAATCTACAGATTTCAGATAAAATCATCTGGGTCATACCCTGGTCTACTGTATTTCCTAAAGTCTGTAACATAAAAGCTAAAGACTCTGCTTTAGCATTATCCTGTTCAGCACTGGAAATAGTTAAATCCAAATCAAATTCACCAGCTAAATCATCTCTATGTATCTCTACAAAGTCTTGGTTTGTAATACGTATTATTTCAGTATCATTAAGCCAGAGAGCATTCATAGCTATAATTTTTCTAGCTACTTTCTTAAGACCATCTGACAGTCTTCTAAGTATTCCCATTTCTCTCTTAGAAGCAGAATCCAATACACCTTGTACACCTGCTGCAGTAGGTCCTAATGATTCACCTGAAATACCCTGGTTATATGATTTAACACCAGTAAGTGCTTCAGCTTCCATTTCTTGTGACTGTAAGAATGGAAGAATAGTTTGAGGTATCTCAGGGAATGCATGTTGGAATATAGCTTGTTGAGGAGTCATAGTAGGGTTAAACTGATAATCCCTACCTTCATCAAATGCTTTCTTATTAACTGGATCTAGGAACTGCATAGCCATACCAGTCTGAGAGTTAGCACTCTTAGCCAATAGGTCTATAACACCTCTGGTTACAGCTCCTATAATATCCTGATTATCACTAATTAAAGCACCATCTGGTTCACCATATACCTGTTTTGCTCTAGGTAAATAAGGTACTATTACAAATGGTGGTTTATGGTCTGGGTAAGGATTTTCCTGTAATCTAATCATTACATCACCTACCCATGTAGCAACTATAGGTACTTTAGTACCGTCATTATTAATATCCCAGTTACCCCAGTATTCATATACAGTTACTTTCTTTCTGGCTTTATCCCTAAAGTCATTGGCTGTTCTACCTGAGTCATACTCTCTAGCATCATCTGGTATCAAATCTACATTTACATATCTTGAATCAGCTAGGAGGTCAGCTTTACAAGAATTGTATTTGTAGATAATAAACTCTGCTCTATCTATGTTACCTTCACATGTAGGGTCTATATACACATCATGGTAATAGCACATATCTATAGTAGGTCTATTAATAGTTTTTGATACCTTCTCGTATGACACACCTATTTCCTGAGGAGCATAAGCAATAGGAGGCATACTCTGAAGTTGCTGTTGAGCCTGTTGTAACAGCTCTTCCTGTATTTGCTGTAACTGTTCTTCTGGTACTCCCTGCTGTTGGTATAACTCTAACTGTTGCTGTACCTGAGAAAATACTTCCTGTTCTCTTTGCTGCTCTTCCTGTTGAGCCTGGATAACACATTGTTTCCAGTAATCTGGTACATTTTCTACAGTTATAGTATCTGCCATCATACGTTTAACCCTTTCAAATTTGGCTAAGTTATCTGTATCTGAAGGGTCTACTTGTGAGGGTACATACTGAGGAACTGGAACATCAATAAAATCTTCTTTTTCTTCCCAACCAACTCTCATAATTGCAGTACCAGTATTTACTGCATCTCTTACATACTCATCAATTAACTTAATCTTGTTAATCTGGGTATTGAATTGGTAATTAAGAACTAACTCATTTTGTTTAGCTGAGTAATTATCTTCATAGGAAACTGGGTTTACTCTGAATATATCTGAAGTACTAAGGAAAGGTTCTGATAATGAAGAATATCTCCATTCTGCCTGTTTCCTAATTAATTTAGGTACTACTTTACTTCGAGTAAGATTATCTTTCTTGGATTTAAACTCTAGAGGCTTTGCCTCTAAATACTTAATGTAAGAATCAATCAGAACGCATTGAGTATCGTGACTAGAAATAGAATTTTCATAGTCAACTTTTAAATCTTCTATTGTTGGTTCATTTAACCAGTCTGTTAATTGTCGGTTTTCATCGACTAAAATAGGTAAATCTTCTGTCATAATACCTTGCTCTGCGTTATAATGATTCCCGTGGTAGAAATCCAAAAATTAAAAAGTCAAGGAGTTTTTTCAAGTGAAAATTAAACCATTAGTTAAAGATTTTATTAAACCAGAATATAAAAGAGAGTTATCTGGAGGTATGGATATATACCTTCAGGAGGATATAACTCTTACTGTAGGAGTAGATAATGTAATTAATCTTGGATTTGCAGCAGAAGTACCTGAAGGGCATGTAGCACTATTACTGCCTAGGTCTAGTACAGGTATGAAAGGAATAGCTTTACGTAATACAGTAGGTGTAATAGATGCTGATTATCGTGGAGAATGGATTGCTCACTTAGTAGTAGATGAACAAGGAGATAATTCCTTTGGAGATAAAATCACATATAAGCGTGGTGAACGAATATTGCAATTTTTAGTTGTACCTTTCTACAAAGCAACCATTGAACTAACAGATGAACTATCTCATACAGGTAGAGGTGAAAGTGGTTTCGGTGGAACTGGCAAGTAATTTAACTCTCTGTAGTTCAATAAGTATATTAATTGTGAATATAATCCAATTAGTGTTTATTATACTGAACTACAGGAAGTCTAAATGAGTACTACTACACCATTTAATTTAACCATAGTATTGCCTCCTAATAGGCAGTACTATGTTTCTTATTTCTATCCATATGATTGTAACAACAGTATTTATGCTAATATGTGTAAATACAGATCTAATGTAACTACTGTATTAGAAGAAGGTTGGCATACAGCAGATATTTACAATGAGTTTTGGAAAGATAATCCTACTAGAGGTGAACCAATAAGAGGTAATATCTATAAAGTACCTTTTACTTTTGAATATGATGTTATTCTTCACACATTAGCTTGTACTTATTTTATATTTTCTTGGTATGAAGGAGATGAATTAAAGTACTTTGTATATGCTATGAATAAGAATAATGCTCTAGGAGGTGATAGGTCCTATGGTCATGGAGAGTTATTAGCACCTAATTTATTAACTGATGAAGATGGTAGTTTATTGGTTTATATTGGTTTCTTAACTGATTATGCAACATATGTATATGCTCCTGGTAGAAAAATATATAATCATGTTCTTGGTGTAGATGAAGCTTTAATTCAAGCATCTAAAACAGATAAATGCATATTTAAAGGTTCTGATTATAGAGATACCTATTATAATAATTTTCCTTATGAAGTACTTGTAAATGGTTACCATGTATTTCATTGTCCTAGTGGAATAATTTATGGAAATTATAATTTAGAAGATGGTTATAATGAAGGTTATAAAGTACCTGAATTAGTAGGTGCTATAATTAAAGAACAATTTGGTAATCCTAATTGGAGTCCTTATATAGATGATAAGGGTACTTCTAAAGATTATGTAATAATCTATCGTTTTAAATTTACTAGAACAGGTGATTCAGACCCTAATAGAACAATTTTTAGAGTACTTAAATTTAGAGGAGAAGATTCAATTTACAGCTCTATAACTATTTATGGTGATTTATGGATAGACTCTGAAACCAAAGAATTAAAAATACAATCTTATTTATTTACTCCTTATTTAAGGGTATTAAAACAATTACCTGATGATGCTCTATATTCATGGCATGAATTAGCTTTAACTTTTGGTGATCCTTACGGTTATATTAAAGGTATTTATTTTGATGGAGAATATATTGATATAGTAGAAATAGCAGGTAGAGGTGCTTATAGTTCTTTTATCCTTCAACACGTTGAAAGTTACCCTAAAGCTAGCATAGATCCTTCACTTTATTCTAGTAATATAGAATACTTTGATAGAATCATGAGTAAGGATAAAACTATGTTAGTGGACTATATTGGTATTCATAGAAATACTGAATTAGAACCATATGTAATGAAAGATAATCACTTTGATTACTATGAACCAGTATTACCTGATGTTCCTGAACCAAAACCAGAAGAAGAAAAGGACTTAACTAAATATCTAAAGAATAACTATTATGTATCTAATAGGCAGGAAGCAGGTACTCTAGAATATTCTATAGACCCTACTAAAATAACTGATATAGTGTATGTACCATTCATTACAATCCAGGAAGTAAAGAATTTCATACGTCATAATGAGTTAATAGAGGGTAGTTTCTTTGGGGATATAAATAGAACAGACTTAAAATTCCCTAGGGAAATGAGTAATCTGGAATGGGTAATATATGCATTACAGCTTAATCCAAGAATCAAATATACACCTGATTCTCTAGCTGCATTCCTACATCAATATGATGAAGAGAATACTTATACTACCCCTAAGGTAGGAGTATATCTTGTAGTAGATGAAGACTTATCTACTATATTTGATGAACTTACTCAGATATTTAACCCTACATTTAAACATGTTGGTTTATTATTGCTGGAGGATACTTCTACCATTTAAAACCATAGTCTTCAGCATTTTGTAAGTCTATCTCATTTCTTCTTTTACGGAACTGTTCATTGATATACTCTGAGGTTCCGTATTTTCTTACATAATTCCTATAAATAGTACTTAATTCTTCTAGTGTATTACAGTCATGGAATATATTATTTTTATCTATTTTAGGTCTGAAGTGTTTTTTAATTGGCATTTATTACCTCAAATGTGGTATAGAATGTTTATATTATAAACAATGGTAATCCTAATTAATAGAGGTAAATATGTCTTGTAAATGCTGTAAATGTGATAAATGTAGTTCTATCCCAGAGGTAATAACCACTACTGTAGAGGGTATCCTGTACTCTCCTATGGGAGATAAACTACTTAATACTGCTATCATAACTGAGATAACAGATAGTAAGGGAGAATCTGTTGGTTTAAGATCTACTACCTACACTGATGAGTATGGTAGGTATAAGTTTAAGTTAATTGGGGGATATCATAATCTATATATCCTACCTACTCCAGATGGTGTAGAGAAATACATAGGTACTGTACATGTAACTGGTAAAGACTTTGATAAAACATACTCTCTTAAAGATCTACTAATCTAATATATTAATATATTACTATTCTCTCTATTACTACCTCCTATTGGAGGTAGTATTATTATATTAATACATATAGTCTTCGACTATATAAGAATATCTAACCTATATTGGAAGTAATATATAATACATATAATATATATTATATATAATATTTATAGTCTAGTTTTGTTCCGTGGCAGTACACGTAGTGTAATCTCAAAACCAAGAACTGTCAAGATAAATTTAATCTTTTTTAATCTCAGCGAAAAGTCATACTCAGATTTTTCAATATTTTGTATAGCTGTAGTATAGGCACAGCAGGGTACAAAAAACTTGATATCCCCCCCCATGGTAGGGGATAGCTGTGCCATTTCCATTCGATGATAGTAATAACACTATCACACTAGCTAAGATTCTAGTTAATTAGTTAGTTTGTTCGTCTTTTTTGTACTAGACGTGGAGCTTATCATGGCTAAATCAACTTACATCAGAGTATTTTCATCAACCAGCGAAGAGAAGTGCTTAGACGCTGCTGAGGCAATCTTAGAAAAGGTGCCAGAAATCAGTGCTAAGAATATCTATTTCCCTAAGGTTAATGAGAACGGCTATTATGCCGTACTCGTTAGGGTTCCAGATGGAATGACTGAATTACGTACCAAGGCAAAATGTGCTTGGGCTCTTCAGTAATGATTATACTCGATGAAGTTAAGGCTGCCTATGGAGCAGCCAAACACATTGTCACAAATGAATTTGCTAGAGGCATTGTCGCTAGCGATATGAGGTTTGTGACATTGGTAAATGAGGTTGGTCGAGACAATATCAAGACCAATCACACGGTTTGTAAAGAGGTCAAAAACGACCTTTTTACTAATTAATCTTGGAGGACTTATGACCGATGAGGAATGGGAAAAAGCTCTTGCAGAAGACGCTTTATACCTTGAACTCGAATGGACTGAGTGGTTGGACGAAATGGACTACTACTCAGTTTGTCGAGATTCTTAAAATACGATACCGCCATGACACAGGGCGGGGTATAAATACTGTGTTTTTTATATTGTTACTCGCTATGCTCGTAGAATAGCTAGTAATAAACTGGTTGCTAAACAACTAGTCTACATCGAATGGAAAAAACTATATGTTGACCAATCGGTGAATAACATCATATACACTTGATGTTAACTTGGAGTCTTCGACTCTATTAGTAGTGTTCATTTATACGCACTTACCATAAGGGTATATGCATATAAATGGGTATTACCCTATACCCATATTTCTTGGTTTTACACTTATTATAGGAGTTTACTATGGCTTTAATTCACCCACAGAGTTCACAACTTGGTTTAAAAGAGAGAGTTGAACTGCTCTCTTCCAGGGTAGATGCAATCAAACGTGAGATTACTCACGATTTGAAAATCAATTTCAAGGCAACAACTGTTGACCCTGAAACTAAGCAGATTACTAGTTACTCTGCTAAATCTGACTATATTGCAGACAAGTTTGCTGCAATCAAGGCAAGTATTCTGGAGAACCAGAAGAAAGCCAATAAAGAATCAGATAACACTGATTCTGATTCTGATAATCAGAAAGATATCAAGTATCTCTCTGATAATGAGTTCAATGATTATGTTGAACTCCAAGGAGTATTACTAAAGACTAAACTTGGTAAGTACTTCTTTGACTGGAAAAAGTCACAGATTGAAAATGGCTATAAATATGAATTTATAGACCAAGTTGCTAACTTGATTCCACAAGTTAACTTTAATGATATTATCCGTAATATCATTTACACAGCAAAGAATAAGACAAGCTCTTTGTATGTGATTGCAGGTGCTTGTTTAGTACCTCAATTACGTGATATCGACACCAAGGCTAAGGCACATAGATGTGCTGTTTGGTGTACTGGTATCATGAATACTCTCATTTCCATGAAGTTCATGAAACTGAAGGAAAATGGTATCAGAGTTCCAGACTCTGTAATAGCCAAGAGAACAGCAGATTCTCAGGCTAGTGACTTACTAACTGAAGTGGTGTTAAATATTCCTAAGTACAAATCAGAGAAGTTATTTATCTCTATTCCAAATGGTAAACCAAAACACTCAAAGAAAGTGCTTGGGAACATGTGGACTCGTGATGGTAACGAGTTAGACCACTGTTCGGAAACAATGGAGTTATCTGATAACATTCCGTTGCAATACTCTACTAGAGTATTTGATTTGCTGAAAGGTGAATTTCACCTGACAGATGCCACTGAGGAAAAGTGGGATCCTGAAAAGTTTGATACTTTTGAGGAGTATGTTGAAGCAAGAAAACTTGCATTTAACAACTATATCTCTAAGATACCTGCGGTAATCAAAGAGATGTTAGGTGTTGTATTCTACAATACCTATGAAGATGACAGTAGGGGTAGAACTTATCCTACTAATAGTGCAGCCAACTATGTTGGTATCAAGGAAATCAGAGCACTGATTTCCTTCGCCAATGGTGAATCCATTGGTACGCTTAACAAGAAAGCGTTAGAGGATATATTCCTCAAGTAGGAAGCTTCGCTTCTGATTAGGGTTAGTTGTATATAAAATCCCATTCGATGAATATACGTTGTGGGCTAATACTTAATGGCATATAAGTATTGGCTCTTTTTTTAACATGCAATAAGGAGCGAAGCTCCAAGGAGTTAACTATGCTACACTTAAGTCTTACTGATATTATCTTATCTCATGTTGCTAGCAACGTGCTTGAAATGGATAAGAAATCCTTTGCCAAGCGTATTGCAGAGGTAAAGAATTACCCATTAGATGCTCTTATTGTAAGAGCTAATAGCATTGAAGATGCAGGAGACAGAGCTATGGCATTCCAAGCCATAGATGTATTGGAACAGGCTATTAATGGCTATGTTCATTCACCAATTCTCATGGATTGGTGTTCATCAGGTGCAAGCCTGATTTCGGTTATTTGCCGTGACACCGTAGGAATGAAATCCTGTGGTGTATTCAATGAGTATGATCAGGACCCAGGTAACTTATACCAGGTTACTGCGGATCTGATTAATGCATTAGCTGGTTCAAATTACCTGCGTAAACAGGTAAAGAAAGCTATGTTGTCCTACTATTACGGAGGACAGAAAAAGGCTAAATTAACCTTTGGCGAAGATTTAAAGTTCTTCGAGCAAGCATATGAGCAATTATTGCCATGTGCTTATGAGTTCAGAAAGCAGACGTTAAACGCCTGGCCTTCTGAATCTACAGCGATAGAATTTACTCTGCCTGATCACTATCAGGTGTATGTTCCAATTCTGTTGGACTCTGCCTCACAGAGATTAGATATCGTTGATGATGATATCACTAACGGTATCAATATGCACTTTAAGGTGCAGGGCTGCAGACGTAAAGGTGCAGCACATACTCTTGGTTTAGGTGCTCACTTAATTCACGGGTGTGATGGGTTCATTAAACGTGAACTCATTGTGATGTCTCACTTAACTCGTGAGATGTGCTTGGAGATTCTCGCAAGAGACTCTAACATGTTCCTTGATTCAGGGAATATTGTTATTCCTGAGTGTATTCAGGGAGTACTGGAATCCTATAAGGAGACTGGTTATCTCTCATACAGAGTATTTGCTCTGTTGAAAGACTATGATGGTGAGTTCCACTTACCTGTAGATCTGCGTATTGACTTGCTCAATATGGCAGAAAGACTCGGAGATGAAGTTTTCGAGATGATTCATATTCATGATGAATTTGGTGTATTACCTCAATATGTAAACCAGTTGAGGAAGAATGCAAATACAGTCTATGCTGGACTGTATCGCTCCAATCTGATGGAGTACTATAACAGGAAGTTCAATATGAGCGTTCCTGTAAAACCATTCGACAAGAATGTGTATGAGCAACTGTTAGAAGTTGATTACCTCTTATCATAGGAGGCTTCGCCTCTATTCCGATGTATGGAATGGAGGTTATTATGGACTATTCATTTGTTTATTCATATACCTATGCTGGTCTTAACTGGTATAAGGTATATGATTCTAAGGGCACATTTATAGGTGAATACGATGATTACACCATCAAAGACACCTTCGATGTGTCCCTTTAGTATATTCTATCCTTGTTGGCTTCAATTCAAGGGTACGAAATACAATAACATTTATGAGTTGTATCAACGCTTAATGGATTGGACTAGAAATCCAGACGTTGATGCACTCTATAAATGCTATCAAATCCGCTTGAAGCAAGACGCACAGCTTAAGTATTACTTACTTGCTTCAAGCGGTTTTTCTTATAGATGTGAGATCAGCAGATGGAATAAAAGTATTCCATTTGAGGATTTCTATGAATTGCTCAAGTTTAGAGCAATATTTACATTCGATGATTAAGTTTTATAGGAGTTATTACTATGTTGAATAAGATTTATTTGGTACTTGATAACCCAGAACTGGGTTACTCTTCTTTCATTATTTTAGAACAAATGAAGGAAGAAGTAGTTTGGTGGAATGGGGACTTTAAACGAGTTCCTATCTTCCGAGAGGAAGATGAACACTTCGGTAAAACCAATGGGTGTTTTGCCGTAACGGATATCGAGTTTTACTCAGGAAGTATCATTAACTATATTGCCCGTTTGAAAAGAATGGGCTACAAGATTGTATCAGAAGATAAGTTTTACTAAGGAGTTTATTATGTCAAACATTAATGAAGAATTATTTATTGGTCGTAATATTGGTCTCACCGACATGGTGGGTATCATCAATCTTACTCAACATGAACTTACCCCTGAACAAAGGGAGTTCATTGATATTGAATGTCACACTGACAGGCAAAAGGTAAAGGATTTGCTTACCTTTACTAAACTGCCTAGTAAAGAAGACATTTACTATAGAGCTTTAGATTTAGCTGCTATAGTGGAAAACATAATTGACCAGGACGAACATGTTGATTTGTTCTTGGTTCTGATAGGGGGTGCTCCCTACCTCATGAAACCTCTAATTGAGGAACTAAAGAGGCTAGAAGTTATTCCTGTATTCTCATACACTGACCGTGTCAGTGTGGAAACTATGCAGCCTGATGGCTCAGTAGTTAAGACTCAAGTGTTCAAGCATTTGGGTTATGTAGAAGCATTTTAACAGTTTAGGGATACCAGATTTAGGAGAATCTGGTATCCCATTTTTTTTT